CACCTCTCCATAAGCCTTGATTGCATAAAAAGTCGGGGCTCCAGTGCTAGTATCAACGCGAGCAGTGACTACTGGCAATTGTGGATCTGAAAAATCAATGTTTTCCGTGAGAACGAAACTAAGTCCCGTATTTGAAGAAAAAGTAGCACCTCTTCTCATCGTTGGGATATACCTTCTATCAGGACCGATACCGGTAGCAGAAGCAGGAACTAAAACATAAAGTGCTGCTTTTCCAAAAGTAGAAGCCCTTCCTTGAAACTTATATCCTAAAATTCTGCCGTGTCGAAGAACATTGTCATACTGGTAGGCAGTATCCAAAAAAGATTCATTTACATTATAATCAAGATAAAACGAAAGCTGATCGCCAACATAGGCAACAGCATCAAGCATCATGGAGCCAAAAGATGCCTCACTAAAATCTCTAAAGCTATCTCTATAATACCTTTTTGCTATACCCTCCAGATCTCTCTTGATAGATTCAAATTCTCTATGAGTATAGTCAATTGGTATTATTTTCTTTTGATTGTCTGGCATGCTGGTTCCTCAAATAATAAATAGTAAAGTGCCGCAAATGATTCTGCTAATAAATGCCACCATTACTACTGACCGATACACCGCCTGTAGACACAGGAGATGCACTAGAGTTAGAAATAGGCAAGTCTAAAATGTCAGTTGTTCCAAGAGGCGTAATAACATACTCGATTAAAATACGAAGTTCGCTATTATCAACCCCATCAGTAGATACTTCAAAATTTTTAATGGCAATTTGTGGCATGTATGTTTTAACTTGCTCGACAATCGCCTCTTGAATACTAGCGTATGTGGATTCGGTAAACCTTTCAAATAAGAATTTCTCTAAACCAACACCAAACCCAGGCTCCATTACTCTTTCACCTGGGTTTGTCAAAACTAGAGTTTTTAGATTTTGCCTCAAGGTTTCAACAATTGTTGTTGTTAGTTCTATTCCATCTGTATCTGAAACTGCGACTGGTAATTTTACTGCTATTCCTGACATGGCGCTTATCCTCTATTCTAATTACTCGTCTTCACAAATTTCATCGTTTGCATTGAAAGGATTCGTTCTAAGAGAACCCAGCAACCACCATGGCATCAGTCTTGTGACACTGTTTGGTCTAATTATTTCTCTTGCTCTCTCAAGAAACACGCTTCCGGGTGAATCATAAGTATCTCTAAAATCATCATTATCATAAAATCTTGAATTATAATAAGTCTTGAATAACCTCTTTATTCTAGAAGTTGAATTCCTCAATAAAACCTTGTCCCAGTTATCCCATTCTTTGAAGAAAATGCCTCGCTTTCTATCATCCGGGTGAGCCCAAGCGCCAAGAGGGGCTGGCTCTGCATCATCAGTATTATAATTGAGAGTTGTTCCGGTGATAGGATTGTAAGCTTGAGACAAAATCCCTGTTGTTATACTGGTAACATTACCATCATCATCAACAGTTCTTATCAGAGCTTGTCCTGGTTTTCCGATTTCGTTGAAGTTGAAGCGACTAAATCCGTCGGCTGTTGTTTTTCCTTTCTCTACAGAAATCTGTCCTATTGAAGGGATCATACCTAAATCATTATAGATCGCAGCAAGTGACAACATTTTTTGAGGAGAAAAGATGTATTTTGAAATCAAAGTAAAATTCTTATCTTTCTTTAGATTGTTTATCAAACACAACAATAATTTTGTATTACCATTCAAATTAGCAAAATCTTTCAACGTAGTGTCCAAAGCATCAATCTCAGTTCTAGTGATTTCATAAACTTCATCTTTATAGATCATTGAGAACCTAAGACCATACCTGACACCTAGCTCGCCATCAACACCAATTGGTGTATTTTCTGGACCCAACACAAGCCTCATAGTCCCTGGATAAACATCCGAGATCAATTGTGCTTGATCATCCTGAGAAGCAATAATACCGACAGCATTATCTGGTGTATGAAGCGTATCATTTATTCTTATGTATTTTTCAATGATAAAAGGCTTCTCGTCATTTTCTACATCAACAGAAGAATAGATTGGTGCAACATCACCAAACTCTACACGACTTATGTTAGCCAAAGGAATTAGAACAGGATGCAATTCATCTGAATGAACTGGTCCAACCATGTATACTGGTTGTCCTGTTGTTTCGCTAATGTGAACGTGGTATTCACCAACGTATTCCTGCCCTGCTTCTAAACCATAAGCAAATAACACTTCCGGTGTCTGTGCGTTTTCATCAACTACTAATTCTCCTCCGAAAGTATAGTAAGGATCAACAACATCCTCATCATCTTCATAAGGAACAGACGGCAAAGACGTGCTAACAGTAAAAGTTCCGTCGTCTCTAAGAGCAGAATTTAGTGTCAAAGATTCTCCACCTTGGGTAAATTTTTCAAAGAAGTAGTAATCAGAATTCTTGATGTCTACACTTATACCTAAACGATCAGCGTTTTCAAGGAATTTTTGACCAACATACTCAAGCTCCATAATAACAAGCTCTTTCATCACTAATTTGGCATCTTCTTCTGTCTGCCTAACAGCTTCAAGGTTTAGCTCTTGTCTGTAATTCTTGAGAGTTCTGCCGGGTCTTGTTTCTCCAATCTGTTTTGCCTCTTTTAGTTCATCATCATCAGGATAAACATACTCCTCCTGTAAATCATTCAATCTGCCAATAGCCTGTAAGACAGTGGCGGGAGGATCCATAATCATCCCCTTGTCTACTAAAAATCCATACATCTGCACAGATTGTTCTAAAAATGAATACCAAAATTCACTATCCTTGAAAGTATTGAAAAGCTCAGCTACTCCTGGTTGTGCGTCTAAGAAAGATTTCTGCATGTTTTCAATCACATAAGATGCAAAAGCAGAGCCAAACATGTTTCTAAAATCAGGTGAAAACTTAGTGAATGTAGGATAAGCTTTTATAAAATGAGTAACAGCATAAATTCTAATAGATGCTTTGATAAGCCCCATCATTCCAGCTTTAGCTGATCTTTCAATAAAACGATTGTATGGTAATTCAATAACACATTCAGGATCTGAAAGTGCTCTTTCGTCTTCTGGCATTGTTGGATAAATGTCATCAATAAAAGATTGAATGTTTCCAAAATCAACAAGATCTGTAATTCTAGGATCACAATTGTTCAACTCTGGGAACATAATGTCAAGCATTCCAAGCCAGCCAGATGACTCTGGAGGTCTAATGTAAACTGGTGGCGAAGTATAATTTCTGCCATAATCAGCAGGATCAAGATAAAAAACTCTAGTTTTTTCAGGAGTGCCAGCTTGCTCATTCTTATACTGGTCTCTACTAATGCCTAAAATCATGTCACTATTATCGTAACCTGCTTCATCGTATAAGACAAAATTACCTGCGTCAGCCACAACGCCATAATCTAAATCCTCTGTTTCCAGAGTTTCAATCGTAGAGCCAAAAGACCAAGAAGTGCCACTAATGTCATCTAAATTACCAGCAATCTCACTAAAAATTTGTGACATCATGTTTTTCATAATAGAAGATTGATTGTTTGCCATTTGAGATGGATCAATTGTTAGACCTCTATTTTCTTTTTCTAACATCTCTTTCAATAAGAGTGTTTGTGGCGAGTAATCTGTTTTAGTAGTAAAAGCTCTTTGGAATGATGTAAACTCAGACAAGTAATCATTCATGGTGGTTCCATCAGGATAAACCAAACTAAACGTATCATCAACTGTCATAAACTCAAACATTAGAGATGTTGAAGTAGAGACATCGCCGGGATCTGGCTGATTGACTTGTCCTGATAATTCCTCTGGATCCTCAATGACCCCATTTTCACCAATACCGGTAATCGTACTCAACAGGTCATAGGCGTTGGCAATGTTTAGATTGAGAACTTCGTTGATTCTAATCCTCATGTTGTCAGAGTAAATGTTTCTTGCCGATGTGCTGGTTTCAATTCCTTCATCAGTTGGTGTCGTGGTAGTGGCTGCTTCTAGATCGCTCATAAAAGCCTTTACTTCAAAACCATAAGAATACCAATCTGGCTTATCTATAAACTTACCACTATCACTATCATAAAAGCTTATTGTTACATCTGGTCCTCTTTTTCTACCCTTTTCGGTAATGTCATAACCTTTGACGTATTGAACCTCATTTCCCTCTTCATCTAATACAATTTCCCCATTCTCGTCATAGAGGGGTCCCAAATAAGGAACAATTTCAACGTCATAACCAAAATCAGGTAAAGAAGTTATGTCTCTTTGTGAGTTTCTAGTAATTTCAACTCTTTTAGTGTTATCATCAACAAAGTCGTTGTTTATGGACATCTCAATAGAATCAGAAATGTTGCTTATGTATTCTTGAAGATACCTGCCAACATGAGTTGGGAACGCACCCTCTTGATTTCTAACAGCAGCTTCAGAGATTGATGCTCCAAAATCAAAGCTACCACTCGCAACGTTATTATAAAAATTCCTAATGCCGTCTATTGACAACCCAACAGTATAATCAATACTTGTGTAATAATCAACATAGCGGCGACGATTAGCTGCCAGACGATTGTGAGCAGTAAGAGGAACACCAAGTGTATCAGATAAAATCATGTTTAGCATACCCCAGTTCCTGTCACCAGGACCATTGCCGATCATGTCTTCACTAAATTCTGTCTTTAGTTGCTCAAGCTCATTACCTAGCCCAGCAGTAACAAGCGCAACAGCTTCTTCTGGCTCGTATGGAATAACACCATCATCACACCCAGGAGCAGACTCTAGAGGAGGCAATTGGCTCGCTAAATAGTCTGGAAGGTTTTCTAAGTTTTGTGCAATGTCAGCAACAGAACCTAAATCATCAAGTAATTGACCACGAAGATCATCACACATTTGCCTTGATTGTTCTGGGAGCGCTCTTCCCTCTAAGAGACTAGCTCTAAGCTCGCAAAAATCATCATACTTTTCTGGGTCCAAACAAAGGGACGGATTAGCTGGTTGATTATCTCCAATTGCTAAACCATCAACAAAGTCTCTCATGGTGTCCTTGAATGACAAAGGCATCAAGTTGCCCATACCCTTGAAGAAGCTATTAATAGCTTGTTTGTTTGGCAAAGCGCTCCTAAACTCTGGATACTCATACTCTAAAAGGCTATCCATAATGTCGAGCGCTTCATTTGGAGCATCACCCAAGAAAAGCTGATTCATCTCTGCTCTGGTGAGTGATGCGGACATGTCTTCTGCAAATGCAATTGTTTGTTCTTGGTTTGCAAAAGCCGCGCCACCAACACCCAACTGACCAATCATGTCAGTAATAGTATCGTTGATTTTTGCTTCGTCAGCGTCTTCACCACAAATGCCCTCTCTAACAATGTTTTTTAGTTCATCAAAATTAGTGCCATCTGGCAGAGATGCTAAAATGTCACCAGTAATAGCCAAAGCATTACAAAAAGCGCTACCAATCAACTCACAAAGTTTTGTCATTATTTTAGCCAATGCTCTAATAATTGCTAATTGAATTTGACACTTTACTACTTCCCAGAAAAAAGCAAAAATGTCTTTTATTTTTGGTAGGATGCCAAATCTCCAAGTAAGCTTTGGAAATACAACATCATCTGTATTTCTACAAAATGGTAACTCGTAATCTTTGATAAATTCTGTCAAGCTAGGAGTAAAAAGAGGAGGTCTTGGGCAATCCAAAAGAGCTAAAATGTTAGCGATCAACGGGGCACCAGGGAATTTTCCTAGCTCATCAACTAAATCCAAAAGATTATCACTATAATACTCAATTATGGCTAACATGTATGCTTCGCGAACAACGTTTGGATTTAGCCCTTCCCCGAGAGAATTAAAAGATTGAGCGATTGTTCTTTCATCCGATTGTGGAACAGAAGTAATGTAATCAAGATAAAGTTGGTCAGCCTCCTCTTGTCTGGCTTTTTGCACATCTTCTAAAGAGTATCCAGTGCCGGTTGTAACAAAATTATTTGCAGAAGCCAAAAG